GATAAAATAAAAAATAGACTTTTAAATATATTCTTAGGAATAGCATTTGTGGGAACAGTTTTATTATTAATTACTTTCCCAGTAGCAGTTATTCCATTTTGGGAAGGATGTTTTATATTTTTAGGTCTTATCTATATAATCCAGATTTTTTCTTTCTTGGTAATACAAGGAGTTTTGACTATTATTGAGATTTTTATGTCATTGTTTGGCTTCCGTAAATAAGGATATTATATTTAGATATATTAAGAAATAAAGGTTATGAAAAAAGTAAATTTAAACATTGTAGGATTCAGTATGTTGGCTTTAGCCACTGTTAGTTTGTTTAAGGATCTTGAAGAAGCATTTTTGTTATTTTTGATTCTAAGTGCAGCTATGTTTGGTGCAGGTCGTATGAATAACTTGATTGAAGGAAAATCAAATGTTAAACAATCAAACATCCGTTTAGCGTTTCTTGGAGTTATTTTTGGTATCGCCAGTATGTTCACTCCCGGAGTATTTGAAGTTGTTTTTAGTTTCGCTTTCGGAACTTGTTTCGGTTTGATTGGTGTAGGTTTAATTTTTCAAAAGAACAATGGAGAAGAAAATTAAGGAACTACTAGATAAGAGAGATATTCTTTCAGACATGGCAGAAGTGCTATACGGTGAGTTTTGGGTCGCTAATGACGAGTTCTATAACTCACCAACAGAGAAAGAAATGAGGGAAGTAATGGAACAATTGTATGAGTTAGGTTATGAAAACCCCGATATAAATGATGACACAAAAGCCCTCGGACAAATCATTCTTGATGAACTTGCCAAAAAAGGAATTATTCTAGATGAAGATGACATTCCTAAATGGTGGGAAGATGAAGATGAAGACGATGATGATAATTGGTTTGTATAAAAAAAGTTTTGACACTAACAAATTCCGCGTATGAGTATTTTCCTCCCTCCCGACCAAATCCTAAATAATCCAGAATATATCCAGATTGAGATCAAACCGGATGGCCTAGGTGGATCACGAATGGGACAAGTAACCCATCACACACGTGTTCCTTCAGTTAACCCACGTTTCCCACACGAGGACGGTTGGGAAGACTATGTATATTTCCGTCATATAGGGTCTCATAACGCCGATGAGTCACCTAAAAATGGACTTGGCGGTTACGTTTATGTCCTCGTTAATACACAGTTTCCTGGTAAATGTAAGATTGGTATGACTACCAATCATCCTACTAAACGACTACAACAGATTAACAATGCTGGTGTAGTTAATGATTGGGAACTTGCTTATCATTATAAGTGCTCTCGTCCGTTTGATTTTGAGCAAGCACTTCACGCTAAACTTGATTATTGCCGTACCCGTAGTGATAGGGAATTTTTTGATATTCAAAGTGGAGAAGCAATTTTCCTCATTGAAGAAATGGGACATATGTTTAGTCCATTATGATCGTATATACGGATAGATGTATATTAGGACTTCGAGCTCACCTTTTTAAGAGCTGGCTTGGAATCCAAAAATAGAGATATTATATTAAACTAAATTAAGGTTATGAAAGATAAAACATTCGGTATTTACACATTAAAGTACAAAAATCAAAACGCACCTACTTCGGGTGTTGTTTCTACTAAAGAACATTGGGACAATATCAAACTATATGTCCTAAATAAAGCCAATATAAACGTTATAGAACACTTTATTCTGTCCTATTACGATAATAATGAAATTAAAAAAGAAGTGGTTATATAATGAAAGATCTAATTTCTATCAATGTTAATGAGCTCAAAAGTTTTTTGACTCACATTATCGACAACAATCGTTTTTTGCAAGAGCAAGGAAAATCACCTGTTAGTGTTGAAGTTATAGGTGAAAGTGGTATTGGTAAAACTTCCGCTATTATTCAACTTGCTAAAGAGCAAAATCTTAATTTTGTAAAATTGAACCTATCCCAAATTGAAGAAATTGGTGACTTGGTTGGTTTTCCTATTCGTCAATTTGAAGTTGAAATTAAAAATGAAAAAACTTGGGTTGATGAGCATGCTTTTGATGAGTATATTAAACTTGGTTATAAGTCAACAGGTTTGAATCGAATGAGTTATTGTCCACCCGAATGGATTAGTGGTAAAGAAGAAGGTGGTATTTTGCTTTTGGATGATTGGAATAGAGCAGATGTTAGGTTTATTCAAGCTGTTATGGAGTTGATTGACCGCCAACAATATATTAGTTGGACATTACCTAAAAATTGGCATATTATTCTTACTGCTAATCCTGATAATGGAGATTATTTAGTTAATAGTATTGATAATGCTCAAAAAACTCGATTCATTAGTGTTCAACTTAAGTTTGATAAAGATTGTTGGGCTAAATGGGCTGAAGAAAATGACATTGATGGTCGTTGTATTAACTTTTTGTTAATGAATCCAGAATTGGTTACCACTGATGTTAACAGTAGAAGTGTTTCAATGTTTTTTAATAGTATTAGTTCTATTAAGTCTTTTGAAGATAGTTTGCCTTTGATTCAAATGATTGGTGAAGGTTCTGTTGGGCCTGAGTTTAGTAGTTTGTTTACTATGTTTATTAATAATAAGTTGGATAAGATTATTTCGCCTGAAAATATCTTTGAACAGGATGAAAAATATGTTATGACTACTTTGAAATCAGTTGTTGGTAAAGATGATAAATACAGAGCAGATATTGCTTCAACTTTAGCTACTCGAATTGTTAATTATTTGGATGTTTATGCTAGTAAAAATAAAGTTGAAAAATCAACTATTGATAGAATTTCTAAAATAGTTAAAGAAGAAATTTTTACAACAGACATTTGTTATAACATGGTTAGGTCAATTTATAATAATAATATTACTAAATTCAAAACTATGATTATGGATAAAGAATTAGTTAAATTTATAATGAAATAAGATATGAGTAAGTTTTTTAAAATAAGTTACCAATACAATACTTACCATCAACATCACCAGTTTAGTTTTTCATGGTGGGATAATAAGGGTTTAGAGTATAAAGAAGTTAATACTTTAGAGAATAGAATACAAGATGTAAAAGAACTTCTTGAATTACCTGGTAGTGATATAAATGGAGAAATAATATACGCTGGTAAAGGTTCTAATGTACCTAGACATAAATTAAAATCATATATTGAAGAAAATAATTTGAAAAAAACATCTCGTGTTCAAACAGCAAATACTATTATTTTTGATAAAAAAGAAATTGAAGAAATTTTAAGTTATTATAAAAGAGCAAGTAAAGGGGAGTTTGCCTTTATTACATTTACTAAAGAGATTTGTGATATTATTATCAATTACCTCAATACAAGTAAAAATTTATATTCAAACTTCAAAGATGAAATTAAAAACAAAATAGGAAAAATATGGGCTATTGAAAAAGATAAATACTATGATCTTCCTTCAGAGTTAAAGAAAATAATCAACTGTACAGAGTTTAAAGAATGTTATGAAATGCATAATTATAGAACTCAAAAGATTTTAGATATTTGTAGTATTATTGATGTTTATTTAGAGGATAAAGATACTAAAAGTATTGTTTGGGATGATTATATGTTAGAAACTCTAAACTCAGAGGGTATTGAGTTGGATAAAGAATATCTAGAAACATTTCATAGTATGTTAAAAAGTAATGAAACATCAGATATCCAATTAGCTTTAGAAATGTTAACTAATATTAATCTTGAAAAAGATGGTTTATCAGTTGCTCTTCTTTTAAATGAATATAGAGATAAATTTGGTTGGGGTACAGGAACTCAAAGTCAAGCATATAAAACTTTAAACAAATATTTTAGCAGTAAAGGAATTCATTGGAAGGATGACTTTAGAGCCTTTTCAGCCGAGTTATGGAATCACTATGCTAATAATGATAATGCTAAAGAAATTATAGGTAGTTTTGTTCAGAATAATATTAACAAATATTTGAATAGAACAGGTGATAAATTTGTTCTTCAAATTGATAATTTTAATCTTAGTTTGTATAAAAGGAATAAATAATGTTTAACATTTACGAAGAAATAACTAAATATTCTAAGCAGTTGATGCTTAAAGAACCATTTTATGGTTTATTCCTAATTAGTCTAAATAAAGAATTAGATAAAAATATTCCAACTGCTTGCGTTACTCCAGACAATATTAATGTTAAACTAAAAGTTAATCCTGAGTTTTGGGGTACATTAGATGATAAAACTAAGTTAGGAATTCTTAAACATGAACTTCTCCATGTTGCTTTCTTTCATTTAAATAATTGGGACCGTTTTGATAATAAACGTGTCTATAATATGGCTGCTGATTTGGAAATTAATCAGTATATTAACTCTGATATGAAGGGTGAGGCTTGGGATGGTTTAGAAATTGATGGTCCTAATTTTGCTCCTCTTAATCTTGAACCAAGAAAAGGTACAGGATATTATTATGGAAGGTTGATTGAAGAAATTGAAAACAATCCAGAAGGTGATATTGCTAAAATGGCTGAAGAAGGAGGTAGTTTTGTTATTGATGTTGAAGGTAGTGAGGGAATGAGTGAGGCAGAAAAGAAATTGATTGCTAAACAAATTGATCATCAGTTAAAAGAGATTGCAGAAAATTTAGAGAAAAAAGGAAGAGGTAGAGGTTTAATTCCAGGTGAAATGAAAGACTATATTGATAGTTTATTTGAGGTTGTTGAGCCTGTTATTGATTGGAAATCATACCTAAGACGCTTTAATAGCATGTCTACTATGATCTATACTAAAAAAACTCGTAGGAAGCCAAATAGACGTTTCAATAATGGTCCTGCCCTTAAAATAAAGCCTAAGAAAAGAACATTAGTAGCTATTGATACTTCAGGTTCTGTTTCTAATGAAGACCTAAAAGAATTTTTTAATGAAATTCAACACATCTATAAATCAGGAACTTATGTTGATATTATAGAATGTGATACTAAAATTCATAGGGTTTATGAGTATAAAGGAATTAAAGAAAATATTGAAGTACAAGGTAGAGGTGGCACTGACTTCGAACCGGTTATGCAGTACTTAAACCAACATAAAACGTCTTATGCCAACCTAATATACTTGACTGATGGAGAATGTGTCTCACCTGAGACTCAACCTATAAAACCAATTTTGTGGGTTCATTGCTCAGAAAGCAAAATAAATGAAGAACTTCCAGGTTCTAAAATTCAAATTAAAAGATAACATATTTATAATATATGTCAAAGATTGTACTTTTAAGTTGTACCAAATCTAAAATGGACAAACCATGTCCAGCTAAGGATATGTACTCACCTTCACCAATGTTTCAAAAAACAAAAGCATACGGTGAGGGACTTAAACCTGATAAAATGTTTATCTTATCTGCTAAGTATGGGTTGTTACCTATGGATAAGCAGATTGAACCATATGATTTAACTCTTAAAACTATGAAATCAGATGAAAAAAATCAATGGGGAGATATGGTAAAAGGACAAATGAGTAAAGCAGGATTATCTCCAGAAAAAGATAAGTTTGTTTTCTTAACAGGCTCAGAGTATATGAAACCATTAGAAAAATTCATTCCAGCAGATAATGTTGAAAAACCAATGGAAGGAAAAAGAATGGGAGAAAGATTATCTTGGTTAAACACACAAGTTAAAAAGTTACAAGAATTTGTTAAACATATTAAAAACATGATTTATGAAATTGTCAAAAGATAAATTAAACGAGTATATTGATTTGTATTTAAGTGACTCTTATGACTATGAAGATAGTGAGACACATACATTAAATGAAAATGTACTTAAACCCGTTAAAAACCTTCTATTAGAGTCTAACAAAGATGGAATGACAACATTGTTAGAAATTTCAGGCAACGTTAATAAACGTGATAGAGCGGTTATAGACGACTTTATTTTATACCTAGAAAATCTTTAAAAACCTCTTTTGGGAGAGGGTTGATTAGGGTTTGGCTTGCCAGGAACCCGATGTTATATTTATATCATAATAAGAAAAAATAAGAGTTATGTTAGACATTAAAAGTAATCAGTTCCTAAACAAAGACGAAATTCGCAATCGCGCAAATTCAATTTTCACTACTAAAGGTGCTCCTGAAACGAGTGACAAGTATTCACACATTCCAACTGAAAAGATCATTGATGATATGGCTGCTTTGGGTTGGGGAGTAGTTGATGCTAAACAAGTTAAAGCTCGTAAAAATAAAGGTTTCCAAAAACACCTTATTGTATTCCGTAACAATGATATTCAGATCACTGCTGAAGATGGTGATAATGTGTTTCCACAAATTTTGTTGACAAATTCACATGATGGTAAAAATGCCTTTACTTTCACAGCTGGTTTGTTCCGTATGGTTTGTGAGAATGGTTTGGTTATCGCTTCAACTGAATTTGAGAAAATGAAAATCCGTCATATGGGTTATAATTTTGAAGAGTTGCAAAACACTATCAAGTCAATGGTTGAAAAATTGCCTTTGACTGTTGAGTCACTTAATAAATTCCGTGAGGTTGAATTAAACCAAGAACAAGCGCTTGAGTTTGCTAAAAAGGCTCTTGAGTGTCGTTTTGATGAAACAGAAATGACTCGTATTGATGTTGATTTGAATGATTTGCTTACCGCAAAACGTAAAGAAGATCAAGGATCTGATTTGTGGTCAATTTATAATGTGATCCAAGAAAAATTGGTTCATGGAGAATTTAGTTATAAGGCGGGTGTTAAAACTCGTAAAGCTCGTAAAATCAAGAACTTTAATAAGGATCTAGAATTGAACGAGAAGTTGTACGATTTGGCTCTTGAGTTTGTCTCTTAAGAGCCTTATCATTATATTAACGATATGAATGAAATAGATAAAATGGCACAACAAGAAGCAATATTTAATGATCAATGTGATAAAATTTTAGCACGATCCGATTATTATAATTTGCAGCTTGAAGTAGTTTATTCAGCTTTCAAACATAAAGAAGATTTCCCACAAGCATCGCTCCTAGAATGTCTACAAGTAGGAGCAGATGAGTGGGATATAAATCTTTAAAGATATGCTGTTGTGGTGGAATAGGTAGACACGCGGGACTTAAAATCCCGTGACCCGAAAAGGTCGTGCCGGTTCGATCCCGGCCAGCAGTACTAGGAGACTCACGTAGTTCGTTCTTTAATCTATTGAATTACCAATGTTCGGGATGTAGCGCAGTCCGGTAGCGCATCTGGTTTGGGACCAGAGGGTCGCTGGTTCGAATCCAGTCATCCCGACAAAATTAGCCACAATAGCTCAGTTGGTAGAGCTTCTGATTTGTAATCAGATGGTCGGCGGTTCGAGTCCGTCTTGTGGCTCATTAGGAGAGATGGCAGAGCGGTCGAATGCGCCAGTCTTGAAAACTGATGACTGTAACAGGTCCGGGGGTTCGAATCCCTCTCTCTCCGCTGCCAACTGAAGACAGAAGAAGAATGTTTAGGTTCCCATGCAAAGCGACCCGCCTAAGCATAAAAAAACCCGAGTGTAAACTCGGGTTTCTTCTTTCTATATTAATATTGTTTAAGGAGCAGGAACATAACTATAAGAATGGAACCAGCTTGCCTGTCCTATCTTAAGTATACAATCTGATACACTACTGCATCCTGCTGGGTTTGCTGGAGAACCTGGATTTACAGTTCCATCAACTGCATAATTTTTTAGAATAAAATCAGCTGTTCCAATAAAAGCAGCATCTGTTAAAGCAGGAGCACCTGTGGCTGGATTTAATGATTTAAAGAAATGAGGTTGGTCAACAGGAGGATTTCCAGCACCATGAGCATCTTTTGCGTTTGGAATAGCAAAAATATAAGCTTGAACATTTACTGCTGCTGGGCTACCATAGAAATAAGTATCTGTTGTAGATTGTGGAACATCATTGTTCCATGCTCTTGAACCTGAAAGATTTCCTATAAAGAAACTTCCTGTAGTAGCTGTGTTTGAAGGAGCTGCTCCACCACTATAGTTAGGAGCATATGTAATTGCGTATTGTGCCATCTGTAGATTATTTTATTATACATATTTGGCTCTCATAAAAAAGTAAATTATATTCAGATCATGTTCTCGTAGCTCAGCTGGATAGAGCAACTGCCTTCTAAGCAGTAGGTCATAGGTTCGAATCCTATCGGGAATACAAAGGAGTTCTTTGACATAATAAAAGAAAGGAAAAAAATATGGAAATAATTTTAGCTTTTGGTTTGGGAGTGGTATTAGTTATTAATATTGTAATAGTTAATATGGCTCTAAAGTCAAATAAACAAATTAATGAATTAAACAAAATTGTTGATAGTGAAATTCAGTCTTCAACTAATATTAATGACTCTATTTATCGTGAGATAGATAAAATTAATGGTAAAATTGATTCTCGTGTCGATAAACTAAATGATGTTTTGACTAGAGAAATAAGTGAAACAAATCGTAAAGTAGATTTTTTGAGAAAGTCTCTTGGAAAGGATTACTTTTAAGTAAATTAAATTAAACCCGTTATTGAACTCCTTTATGGACCTTTAGCTCAGTTGGTCAGAGCAGCGCACTCATAATGCGAAGGTCATAGGTTCAAGCCCTATAAGGTCCACCGCAGTCAGATGTTGTAGCTACGGCCAGGGGGATTTGTTAAGTACAAACAAGTCCCCCCTTTTTTTTACATATTTATAAACATGAAATTACCTGTAACATTTGAACAATTTGCTAAAGACCCTGTTAAAGCGGTCACGTTTTGTATGTTAGTGGTAGTAGCTTATTTATGGTACGATAATAAAACTAATTATCAATCTCAAATAGACACACACCAAGCAAAAATTATAGTTTTGGAAGAGAAAGTAGACAAATGTCTTACCTATATGAGAAAGGCTGATAGTGCTTTAGCAGCAGCTAACACTAAATTAGAAGTATTAACCGCCCTAGGCAAAATCCCTAAGTAAGATGAAAGAAAAATTATTTGATTTTACTGTGATGGTCCTTGTAGCTTTTTTTGCTATTGACATGACTACTGATAAGGTATTTGCTGCCTCACCTAAACAATTTGATGAATTAGATGCTCTTATAGCTAAGTCTGAAAAGACTATGAAACAAACTTCCTCTGTAGTTAAAGCCGCAGCTAAAAAACAAGAAGCTGTAGAAAAAGAAATTGTTGAGAATGTAGAAGCTTTAGAAGAGACTATCATTGAAACGGAAGAAAAAGTTGGTGATATGGAAATGGAAATGAAGATGATGGAAGAAGCAACTCAAGAAATTAACCAACAACTTAAAGAAAATCCAGAAATGGTTAAGTCTCTTGCTTTATATGGTTTAGATAAAGTTATTGAAAGCAAAACTAAATCAAAAATGAACGACTATAGATTAGAAAAAGCTAAAGCGGAAGGAAATGATAGTATAGTTGAAGAATTAATATATATGAAAAACTTTTATGAAATTAATAGTGGAGTTAATCCATTCTTAAATAATAAAAAAGACACAACAAATAATAAATAAAAAATATGAAAAATGTAATTAACTTTATTAAAAAAATGTACACTATAGCTAAAAATTGGATTGTTGCTAATGGTGTTGAAGGAGTCGCTGGCTTAATAGCTGGACTATTTTTATGGGCTTTTGGTTATAAGATTTGGGCTGGTTTCTCATTTGGTGTATTTGCTACTCGTAATTGGGATATTTTAAAAGCTTATTTAAAATCTTTAATCAAAAAATAATATGAAAAAAATTACGGATTGGTTAGCAGGATTATTAAAGGATGAAAAAGGTACTCCTTCATCAAAACGATTTGTAGGAATCGTTTGTGCATTGACTTTATGTGTAACAATGTATGCGAACTCATTTACAGAAGAGCATTTTGCCCCTTCTCCTATTTTAGTTGAGTCAGTAGCTATGTTAGCATTTGGATGTTTAGGATTAGCATCAGTAGATAAAATCTTTGCTAAAAAGAAAGAAAATAAAACAGAAGAAGAATTAGATTAAAAAATTATGATATTAAAAGTAGGTTCACGAGGTAAAGAAGTTAAAGAATTACAAGAATTTTTAAACATTGGTGCCGATGGTATTTTTGGAGAAGGAACTAAAGCTGCTGTTCAAAAATGGCAAGCCAGTAATGGTTTAGCAGATGATGGTATTGTAGGTCCTAAAACATGGGATGCTATGGGATTAGCCACTACTGATGCTTCAGAAAAAATTTATACTACAGATAATGGTTTAGTAGTTCATAGACATTTTATGCCTTCTAATGAATATTGTCATGGACCAATCAAACCTGAATGGTTATTTTTACACCACACTGCTGGTTGGCATAATCCATATACTACTATTAATAATTGGGCTACAGATAATAGAGGTAGAATTGCTACTGAGTTTGTATTAGGTGGTCCTTCAATTAAAGGAAATGATAATAAGTACGATGGAGAAATGGTACAAGCATTCCCTGAGGGAAATTGGGGATACCATTTAGGAAAAAATGGTTCCTCCACAATGCATAAAAATTCAGTTGCTATTGAAGTATGTAATTTTGGTTATGTAGTTAATGGAAAAGCATACCAAGGAACCCCAGTTGTAGATTCACAAATTGTAGAATTAGATAAACCTTTTAGAGGTCATAAATTATGGCATAGATATTCTGATGCTCAAATTGAGGCATTACATAAATGGATTTTATGGATTGCTGAAAGAGATAATATTGATGTTCGTGCTGGTTTACCTGCTTTAATTAAAGAAAAAGGTGCTGAAGCTTTTGAATGGAAAGCAGATGCTTATTATGGTAAAGTAAAAGGTCTTTGGACACATACTAACACTAGAAAAGATAAAGTAGACATGTTTCCACAACAGGAACTTATGGATATGCTTGTCTCATTATAATAAAAAAATATTATTAAACTGTATTATAACCCCCTAAAATAAACTTTCGTACAATTTATCGACCCGTATAGGGTAGTTGAGTATAGGCGCTATATAACTTTTTTATGGCGCCTATATGTATGGATATATGGACATAAATAAGATATTTAACTTATTTGACTCCGGTTCTGAAGATAAAATCAAAGAAGATACACAAATTGTGTTTGTCGACTTTAAAGAACATCCTGCCTATTGGTTAGGAATGTTTAAAAAATTGATTCAAAATCATAAGCTATTTAAAAGAAAAATAGTTTCATTCCTAGAAAAGTCAGACCCAGAAATAGAATTAGGAGATTTAGACCTGGTAGGTGATGACCTTGCTTATGAAAGAGCATGGTACTATGCTTCAAAATTTGATCCTAGTTTGGAGATACATAAAGAGTCCATTAACCTTATATTAGATGATTACCTTGAAAAAGCCATTAATGAAACTATACTTTACTTTCAGGCCAAAGAAGAGTATGAAAAATGCGCTCATTTGAAGAAAATTTTAGATGAGGTAAAGAAACTTCAAGGATAATTTGGCCCCCAAAATCTTTTTACTTAATATTCGATATCGGAGGGTTTGAGACATTAGGAATGACTGAGGAGATAGAGGGGATTGAGACAGGGGATGAGATGGGGAATAGACGAGGGTAAATAAAGGATAAATAGAATATATGAAAAATAGAGATATTATAATGAGACGTTTGGATAAAGCTGAGGGACAGATTGAGAAACTGTATTTCTTCCTCCAACGTGGTGGTAGTCAAGAAGATGTAAAGGATGTATTAACTACTTTACGTGAGGCTATTGATGATGCTAAAGTTTTTATTAATCAAGAACCATTAGGACCAAATGAACTTAACGGCTGAGCAAATCCAAGATAACTGGAATAAGTTAATGGGATTCATTGATACTTATATCTCTGAACCTAGAAAAGAAAATTTAAAATCATTTTATGAAAAGTATGCTGAACGTTTAATGTTGATGCCTGCTGCTCATAAAAAAGAATACCATAATGCATTTCCAGGTGGTTATGTAGAACATGTTAATAGAGTTATAGAAGCTGCTATTAAGTTAGAAGAAGTATGGGAAGAATTCGGATGTGATAATTCTACTTATACTCTTGAAGAACTTGTCTTCTCAGCTATGAATCATGACTTAGGTAAGATGGGAGATGAAGAACATGAGTCTTATATCCCCCAGGATGATAAATGGAGAAAAGAAAAACTAGGAGAAGATTATAAGTTTAATGATAAATTAGCTTTTGCATCTGTTCCTGATAGAGGTTTATTCTTACTTCAGTCTCATGGTATTCCTTATACTTTTAATGAAATGGTAGCTATTCAGACTCATGATGGTTTATATGATAAGGCAAATGAGAAATATTTAATGACTTATATGCCTGAGTTAAAACCAAGAACTAGTTTACCATATATTATCCACCAGGCAGATTTAATGGCTGCTCGTATTGAATTTGAACGTGAATGGCTTCCTAAACTTAAAGGTAACTTGGAGACACCAAAGAAGTCATTTACATTGGAGACGAAAAAATCAGCTCCTGCTACCTCAGGAAATAAGGCTAAAGCTTTAAGTAATTTAAAAAGTGAGGGGCTAAAAAATATGTTAGATAACTTATGATATTAACAACAATAATTATTATTTTATCAATATTGGTCGTGATTTTAGGATACACGACCTTTAACCTTCTTAAAAAGAATGAGAAACAAGAAGATATTCTTGCCTCATATATGACATATCTAAATAAAATTTCAGATATTGTAGAAGTGTCAGATAAAAAAATTAAGGAAATTGATGAAAAAGGTTCTTTTGAAGCTGATGATGAAATTGGTTGGTTTTTTCAAAATATAAAAATGATTCAAAACGTGTTGAATCAATTCAACATAAAAAACCTATGACCACAGTAATGGCAAAAAAGAAAAAAGGAGTACAGTACTTTACCCAAGAAACAGAAGATGCAATTGTAGCTTACAATAATGCTACTACTTTTGAAGAAAAAAATAAAATCTATCATGATAAAATTCATTATGCTTTCTTTAAATTAACAGAAAATATTATTCATACTTTTAAATTCTATTATACAGAAGTAGATAATATTGAAGATTTACAGTTTGAAGTTATTTCATTCTTATTAAATAAAATCCATTTATTCAATCCAGCTAAAGGAGCTAAAGCTTATTCCTATTTTGGTACTATTGCTAAACGTTATTTAATTCTATCTAATCAAAAGAATTATAAGAAACGAGTTGAGACAGCGCCTGTTTCTATTTTAGAAGAGGATGAAACTTATTCCTACTCAATTGATGATGCTCCTTACATTGAAAAACTATCAGACTTCATTGATCTGTATATCAAACATTGTACTAAACATATATTTGAATTATTTCCTAAAGGTGAAGATGCTCAAATAGCAGATGCCATTCTTGAGTTATTTAGAAAAAGAGAAGATATAGATGTATTTAATAAAAAAGCACTTTATATCTACATCCGTGAAATGGTAGATGCCAAAACACCTAAAATTACTAAAATAGCTAATCAACTTTACGATATATTTAAAGAAGAATATGTATTTTATCTAGAACAAGGATATACAAGGTTTTGATTTTAATATTTATAATCAAAGCTTATGAGTGGATTAGATTCTAAAGTATTTAAAAATAAAAAATTCTCTGATATCTTAGAAGAAATTTATGAGAATCAAAAGAAAAAAGAAGCACAAATTTCAGCTTTAATAGGAGAATTAAAACCATTAATTAATGATATTGGTGATGCTACTTTAGTAGTTCCTTTAATTAAGGAATATATGGAAATTGGTATCAAAAATGATGAACAACTAGTTAAAATGGCTACAATTGTTCAACGTGCTTTACATACACAAGCACAAACAGGAGCTAATGATTTATCATTCTCTGAAGAAGAAAAAGCACAACTATTTGATTTAGCAAAAAACGTATCTGATAAGAAAAAATAATGGTTGATGGATTTAGTAATATATTAGATCAATCTAAAGCTACTGGTGGTAATAGAAAATCAACAGCTGGTACTCCTATATTTTCAGCTAGGGTTAATAATATTATATTAAGTCCTGAAGATGAAGGTTATAAAGAAAATGGGGAAGAAGCTTCTATTGGTTTTATATTTTTTAGTAATCCCACATCACCTAATTTTTCTCAAAAAAACTTAGCTAAACCTTTATTTCCTTTTCAAAAGTATTATCCGTTAGTTAATGAATTAGTATATTTAATTTCTCTACCCTCAACAGATATTAATACCAACCCAGGTTCTCTTACATACTATTATTTTGCTCCTATTAATATTTGGGGTAGTAATCATCATAACGCAATTCCTGATGAAATTTATACTAACCAAACCCCAGATTATCAAAAACAAGATTATGTGACAGTGGGAACAGGTGTAGCAAGGCATGTTACTGATGGTAGTACAGAAATTGATTTAGGATACACTTTCCAAGAAAGATTAGACATTAGAACTTTACAACCTTATGAAGGTGATTATATATTAGAAGGCAGATGGGGTAATAGTATTAGGTTTGGTTCTACAGTTAAAAATGTAAATCCTTCTAATACTTGGTCTAATTCTGGTATAGATGGGGACCCATTAATTATTATTAGAAATGGTCAATACCATCAAACTAATGTTGATCCATGGGTTCCAATTGTAGAAGACATTAACCAAGACTCAGGTTCTATTTATTTTACCTCAACCCAACAAATCCCATTAACACCCGCTTCTTCAGTTTATAAAAGTTATTCTACTGAACCTACAGCTATTAATCAGTATGTTGAACCTCAAGTTATTATTAATTCTGGAAGGTTAGTATTTAATGCTTCTTATGATAATATTTTATTAACCTCTAAAAAATCAGTAGGTTTAAATGCTGTTGAAAGTGTAAATATTGATACTCCTAAGACAGTTATTCAATCTAGACAAGTTTATTTAGGAGGTAAAGAAGCTACAGAACCAGTATTAAAAGGAGATGCTACAATAGCAGAATTATCTGATTTAGTTCAAGAATTAATTTCTTTATCATTAGCAATGCAGACAGTTATACATCCTGCTTTTGCCCCTGTAACTGCTGTTTTACCTGACTTTACACTTAAGTTAACCCAAATTAATACCAATTTATTAACCAAAACTAAATCAACCTATAGTAAAACCTTATAATGGCCTCAGGAATTAATATATTTGAACTCTATAATAGTATTCCAGATGAATATAAGGAAAAAGGTATAGATAAGTTAAAAAATTTTGTTAACACTAAAGTTATACCTCCTTTAAAAGCAGAGTATATCCCTAAAATAGAACAATTAGTAGTTACTCAAATTGAAGGATCTAATCTACCAGATACAGTTAAACCAGAAATAACTGATTTAGTTATTAATCAAATTAATAATCCTAGAACACAACCAGGAGTTAAAGCTTTAGCTATAGAAAAAGCCCAACAACGAATAAATGAAGAAGCTCAAAAGAATATAAATGATCTTTGTTTATCTCAAGCTCAAACTCAAAAATTATTAGACTTAAGAAATGGGATAGTTAATAGATTAAATTCTATTAAAAAGAAAATGGCTCCTATTGTTCAAACTATTAATACAACTGCTTTAGGAGTTAACACAACTATAAGTACTGTTAAAGGTATAAGAACAGCTAAAACAACAGTTGAAGCAACAATTGCTGCTCAAGCAGCTTTAGGTATTCCTCCATCTCCTTTTTATCTTAACCTTCAAAATATTGTAAATGGAGCTAACACTGCTTTAGACTTTTTAAGATTTGATGAACAAGGCAATTCAAAACTTAATCCAATCAGTGAAAAACTAAACGCAATTGCTATCCCTTTAGGAATATTCCAGTCTACAATAACCCAAGTAGTTAATTTATTAGGTATTTTAGATTTACTTATAAGAAAATGTGACCCTAAATCAGAATTAACTGATATAGATAAAGATTTTGTAGCTATAGCTACCCAACAAAATAATTCATTACAAAACCAAACCCAACCAATAGATACTTTTTATAAAGGGTTTAATTTAAGTATTGAAGAAGATCCAACATCAACAAATCCTAATGTTAAAAGAAGAAGAGCTGTAGGTACAAATTCACAAGGTATAGTTTTAGTATCTACTCCTTATTCATTCACAACTAATGAGCAAACCTTAATAGATGAATTAAAAGTTATTATAGATAACTTATCATTAGGTAACACTCAACAATTATAAAAACTTAGTAATTTAATATTTATAACTAATGAAACCGACAGAATTCAAAAAATTAATTAAAGAAGCTGTTAGAGAAGCTATCCAAGAAGAATTAAAAGATATTCTCTTAGAAGCAGTTCGCGCCCCAAAACCAGTTGTAACTGAGTCAAAAGACACTTATGCTCAACCTCATATTGAGTCTCCAAAACAATTAACTGCTCAAGAACGTAGAGATATGTTTGCAGGTATGTTAGGAGAAATGCAACAAGGTAAACCTGCTAATACTGCTTATGCTGGAAATTATAACCCAGGAAATGCAGATGCAATAAATGGAGCATTACCAGAAGGACAAGTTTCTTTAGACCAAATAATGGGATTAATGAGTAAATAATGGCATTTGGAGCAATACAAAAATACCCTCTCGAAGTAACTAGTTCTTTAAGACCACAAAGAGCTATTGGGGTAAGTATTCCTTTCAATGCTGATGCTGTTTTTAGATCAACATATACAACAGCAGACCAAATTAAATCTAACTTAACTAATTACTTTTTAACTAATAAAGGA